CATCCGTACCTACATCACTCATTGATCTTTCTGGGCCTACCATACCTTTTGTAAGGCTTTCTTCCGCCGTAGCAGGGAAAGCTTCGCCACTTGTACCTACAACCGCTCCAGTACCGGGCAAGTTACTACCACCCAAACCCCCCATACCTCCAGAAATAGCGCCACCTAATGCACCCGCACCGAACCCTTTACCTTGAGCTGCACTCAACGCTCCACCAGCTAAGGCTCCTGTACCTGCACCAATAGCAGTACCCCCAATAGCACCCATACCTCCACCACCTAAAGCGGCAGCGCCCGCACCCCCAGTAAACGCACCAAGAGCACCTATGCCTAGCATGGCAATTATGTTCTTTAAGTCAAATGCCTCTTGTAGCCCTGTATGTGGGTTGGTTGGCAGTTTGTGGCCTATTAGTGATTGAAGCCCAGCTAGTTCGTCTTTGCTAACATGTAAGAGGGTGTTGTCTCCGTTACGTCCTAGAGCTGATAAGCCTTTTGCAGTAGTGTTATATGCCATATTTATTCTCTAAGGTATTATGTTTAAAACGCCAGCATTGTTCCATATCTGACCTGTGACTAGTCCAGTAGCACTTGTGGGCAGTTCCAATACGACAAATTTAGTAATATCAGTTGAGTCCCTAGTGTCTATAATAACATCTTGATCTGGGTCTCCATCTGCTAAAAATAAAGCACTGCCTCTCATTTCCCCCGGATTGTCTTGTTGTTCTATATAGTAATTTAGTAGCCTTATTAGATTATTCATATACTGAACGTCATAGTCTAAAGGAGGTAAAGGCAGTACAGGGCTTGGAGTATTATTTCTAATCGCCATTACGAACGATCTCCATCAGGTTTTATTTCAAGACGCGGAGTACCTAACTGCCAACGTACCCCTAACCCAGTACTGCTTATTTTAAAGGCAATCTGTCTACCCCGTAACCTTAAAAATACTTGATTTGTATAATTATAAACTTGAGTAGTAGCTTTAGACCCTGCTATGTTAGCGACATCATTGTTTATAAAAAAGCCTTGTCCCGGAAAGTTACGGGTAGACACTGTCATAATAACTGAAGGAGTGGTTGAGGTAGATCCAATGAAGTCCACGTCAGGTATAACTCGACTAACCGCAGAGAACTTATCTCCTTCTCCAAGATCAAAGTCAGCACTTTCAATATAAGCAGGTATAGCAGTAGCTGGGTTCGTAGTACCATCATCAGGACCGTATTCATGCTGCACTAACATCCCATTGTTAGCTCCCCATGGATGCCCTTGAATATGTGAGTCTAGCCAAGCAGAACGAGGTAAATTTCCATAATACCAAAGCTTTTCTAAATAGTTATATATAACATATCTATCATTATACGTAGAAGATCCTGAAGGGTAAAACCACCATACCTCATTGTATTTTTCATTGGCCCCTGCGTAAACTTGGTCACTCTGTTCGGAGTTAAAATCGTCAAATACGTATTGACGTAGTGCACATGGCAGAGTGTCTACCCTTCCAGAATAAGCATAAAACTTTCCATTTCCCATCCAGTAAGTTATACCGTTAGCAGTGGCTACGCAGTTTGGAGACGCGATAGTGACCTCCGCAGATATAGTGGTGAAACCAAAGGTATAAGGAGGACCTAAATAACGCATAGAGTACAAGGCACTATCAGACCAAATTAGAACTTCTTGGCGGGTTTTCTCAGCCGTAATAAGTCTACTACCATATGATAAGCGTTGAGACCCCGCTGTATTTGTTACTACTGGAGTCCACACTAACGGGTCTTCTTGGCTACACCATCTTATTAATAGCGGGTCTTGCGCTGTAGGATCCACAGCATACGGGTCGTTTGCTCCTAGTACAACTATATGACGCTCTTCAGATACAAAAACTCTAGCCCCAACATTAGGAGCCTGTGAATCTGCCCCAAAAGCAACGCTAGTAATATCAACCCCTATACCAGTAACCGTTCCATCAGCTTGTAATTTAGTAGCTGCGTTCCAATAATATATACCACCATTACGAATGTTATATACGAGGTCTTGTCCAAAGGTATCCGCACTCCAAATACGAGCGCCTTGACTTTCATAAGATACCGGGTACGCTGTACCCCATCCATGCCCAATACCCCAAGGTCCTACTCCCCATCCATTACTAAAAATAGAATAGGCCTGCCCTACAGAAACTTGATACTTAGCTACAACAGGAGCACTTCCTCCACCATTAGTTACAGCGGTTGATTGTACACCCACATTAAAAGCTACATAATTAGTAGCTACTGCAGACACTTGGCACTCTATATTAAGTTGCGCCGCAGTATAAGGACCAAAGGCTGTAGCACCGCTAAAAGTTACAAAATCATTTATTGCGGCCCCATTTGCTGTACTTGCTACCACTAGCGTTTTACTAGTTACCGTATCCCCAGAACTATGAGCCCCCGCTGTTGTGCCGTTATACCCACGAATACACCCCAATAAATTAGCACCTGAAGCAGATGTGACGTATATATCTTCTGAGCCTATTGTAATAACATAGGGGTATACACGAGTAAAAGAAGTTCCACTTGTAACAGAAAAGGTTGTTTCTGTAGCAGAGATACCTGCTGAAAGAGTAGAATATATTGGGTAAAAAGGATTTGCGGTTAAAGAGCTTGTTAAACGAATAGGAGTTATGTCGTTATAAAATCCCCCTATATATACGTAGTATTTTAAATTTGTACCAACGCCTACTATATAGTTACTATTAAGTGACTCCCATTCAACTAAACTTCGGCACTCACCAACATATGTAAAGACACTAGGAAGATACCACCCATTTATTTTCTCAGGAGAGCCACTTCTAAACCTAACCCATTGACATGCATAGAACCCCCCTGTATTTGCTAAGTTGGTAGATTCTCTAGAGACTCCGGGTCTAAACTGAAGGTATTGTAAAGCCATCCACCAATCCTCTAAATAGTGTCTATGCGGTGTTACTTAAAAAAAGGGCTTTCTCAGCTTCTCTTCTACGTGTAAGTCCTTTATCGGGTTTACCTTTTACTTTGTTCCAACGAAGAAACTGTGGAGCTATTAAGTCTGGGGAAGACCCTGTGGTTATCATTTTTGCTAAAGTTGAAGATGCAAAAGCCTCTCGCCCTATATTGTAACACAAGGACACACAAGCATCGAACTGGTTTTGGTTCAGCCCTTTAGTAGTTTTATTTACGGTGTCTTCATATGCAGTAAGTGTTTTAACAAATAAATTCTCTGCTTCCGCCCTATTAATATCAGGATCGGACAATTTAACTTTGGTTCCATTTAAGTACATAGTCGAGCCAAAGCCTATAGTGGGCACCTCCGCACTGCATAAATAAGGTGTACTTCTAAACCCCTCAAACTCTTGTATCAGCTTTCTTCCATTATGACTTGTCTTCACTATTTACCATTTCTATCAGGCATAGCAAAAAGGCTCGCCGCTAAAGCAACTAACGCAGTCTGCTGAGGTTCAGCTAAATCAGGCACCCCAAAAATACTAGCTAAAGCTAACATTCCCGCCCAAGTAGTTTTTTCTTTTAACCACGCAAGTAGCCAAGCTTTCATTACTCTACCTCTACTTCTTCTTTAGGCAGGGCTTCTACTTGAGGGATTGCTTGCACTTTTACTTTTTCAATAATATCGGCTACTTGTGCGTAAGGTGCTTGACTTAGAGCGGCAAGTATTAAATTAATTTCGTTTACAGTCAATTCTAAATGTATCATTTATATTACCCAAGGAGTTCCAGATTTAATGTCTTTACGTTCTTTAAATGCTTTTAATTCAGCATCTGCTTGCATTTCTAATGAGTTTTGTTTAACACCATCGTCGTCTTTAACATCAAACATACCTTTTATCCAACCAATTACCTGCTCTTCAGTTATTTTAGAGTAGTCGGTTGTTTTGCCTTTTGGCGCTGCAAAAGCAGTATGAAAGTTATGAGTGTTCGAATCAATGTCATCAGAAGCAGTGATAGTAAAAGAAGCAGCGACTATAATACCGTCTTTGTCACGTTGTAGGTCTGATACTTTATAATTGTAAGTATTCATTTTTTTCTCTAGTTACGGTTAAAATTAATAGGACGGATACCATTTAGTAGTGGTCGCATCATACGTCATAATCAAGGCCTTACTTACTACAGCCGTTGATGCCAACGCTATATTTCCTGCGGTTGTGGTTGTAAAAATACCTGTAGGTATAAGTGTAATTTGTCCACCTGTGACCAGCAATGTTTGAGGCACAGTAATATTTACAACTGCTGTAGTACCTGATATAAACGTAATATAAGCTGTCGGTGCAATAGTAGTTGCTGAGGCTATGGTTGGAGCTGTTTGTATAGTTTGCAATGCCCCATATACAGGTATATCTTGACTTAGAAATGCAGCTTTCCCCAGCATCCCATTCACAGGCACTTGATCTGGTGCTGTTCCTATTAAGTTACTCATAGTATTACCTCAGGCCATCCAGCCCAGTTATTAGGTATATGTAAAAGTGGAGGAACAGGGTTACCGTCCTCATCTGTCGTATCAGGTAAGTAATTAATGAAGCTAGGGTCTAGTGCTTGTAACTCAACCAAAGGACTATCACTATTACCCTCCCACTCCCACGCACCCATGACAGTAAATGGTATCTGTAGTGCTACAATCGCTTCAACAGTAAAGTTATCGGTTGTAGTTGCATCTATGATTGATGTCCCTGTGTACACCGCGATAATGTCGGGCAGAGGTGCATCTGTTGTAGATTCAGGGTCAGGTGTGGTGGTTGTATAAGTATCCGTACCATAGCTAATAGTTCCCGGCATTGGCATAATATACTGAGCAAACACAGAGTTTATTCCAGCTTGTTGTTCAGGTGTCAGTTGGTCAAATGTTAGCCCTGTTGGACTTGTAAGGATTAGTCTTTTCATGATGTCAATGCCACAAGGTTAGATGATGAAAGAGCTACAGGGTAGTAGGAGAGTTTGCGGATGTGACCGTTGAGGTAATTAGGATATGCAGTGCTTAATCTTCCTATAAACATTTGATTTATAGTTGTTGATAAAACCGTAGAACTTCCTGTTACAACTGTTCCGCCATTCAAAGAAAACGCTCCTGCGCCTGTTTTTATACTTAAACAAAGTTTATTTGTTAAATTTGAAGTTTTTAATGTTCCACCATTAGGGAGAAAATTATATAAGTTATTAGCATTACTTGTAGCTTGATAACTAGGTTCAAATAATAATCCAAAAGACCCTTGATATTCTACCGGGCTTAGAGCAG